AAACAACTCCAGAAAGCACATCAGCGGGGTCTGGATAGGGACTAATCCTAAGCACACTACCTGTAATATTGGCACCAGAACCAACCAATGCTCCTGTAGTAGGATGCACCCTAAAGCGTTTAACATCGCCTGTAACGGTTGATCCTTGACCCGCCAGAGCGCCTGTGGTGAAGTGTGTTATAAACCGTTTAGCTACCCCCGAAACGGTCGATCCTTGGCCTGTCAGTGCGCCGGTAGTGGGGTGTTTAATTGAGTGAAGCGCAGAGCCAGTTACCGTAGACCCCGGCCCTGTTAATGCGCCCGTTGTTTTGTGCGGATGTACTACGCCAAACGCAGGCCAAGTAATGCTGCCAGAACCAGTCCAAACGTAGACATACCGGCCTCCGGTGTTATTAAATGTAGGCGATCCTGTGGTTGATGCAAGCGGGTAGGTGTTTAGGTAACTGAGAACAACAATACCAGAGCCACCTGTACCACCATTGCCGCCAGTTGCAGAGTCATAGCTAATTCCACCACCACCACCGCTACCCGTGTTCGCAGTTGCGTTACCACCTGCTTGAGAAGTTCCCGGAGTATTGGTTACACCGCCACTACCGCCTCCAGCCGCGCCTGTGCCAGCGGTAAATCCGATTGCGGCACCGCCACCACCCCCTGCATAACTAGAATTAGTGCCAGTAATGCTTGATGTTGTACCTGATCCGCCGTTTTTTACGCCGCCAACCGCAGTTGACCCACCACCGCCACCTCCGTCATTTCCGCCACCTTGATAACCTACAAAACCATTTCCAGAAGTGCCACCGTAAAAGTATCCCGGAGCAACATCTACATAGCCGCCCCCACCACCAGTAGCAGTAATTGAAGAAAATACAGACGATGTTCCTGCAATTCCGTTATTAGTTGTACCGCCTGCTCCGCCTGCGCCAACAGTTACCGTTAAAGAGTTACCCTGAGAAACAGCAAAATTAGACAGTGATCTAACTTCACCAGCACCGCCGCCCCCACCTGATACAAAACTGCCTATTGTATTTGTGTTACCGCTACCTCCTCCACCACCGCCAATAACAAGCGCATCCACGACCATGTTACTTACGGCAGAACCTGCGCCCGTTAAAACGCCTGTGCTGGTGTGCGTTGCTCTTGTATCAATTTCAATTGCAAGCGAACAAAAAGCAGTTGCCGACGTACTTCCCCACGTAATTGTTGCAGACGTTTCACCGCTGTTTTTTATGGCCGCAACAATACCTGTAGTAGGCACAGTGTAACCAAGGTTTGCTTGTAAACTGTAACCTGAGCGTTGAGTTACGCCAGCGGGGTTAGTTGCATTAAAAACAGCAGTAATTATCCCGTTTTGGCTAATCGGGGTAAAACCTAAAACGGGCGCTGGTGTAGTTGATGCTGATTGGTTGCTTTGAAATGCAGACTGGCGAATACCGGTAGAACCTGCTGTAAGTCCGGCAGTACTAGTAATTTGAAAAACTAGTAAACCACCGCCAGAGGTTGTTCCGGGGGCTTGCGTAAAAGTAGTAGACGAGGACGAGCTAATAAGAGCAGTACGAACCCACACTTCCATAAGGTCGACACTACTTGCTTTTAAGCAGGAAGTTATTTTGGTATAAGTTCCTCCACCACCGTTATTATCTGTCGGGTTAACTGATGCAGTGCTGTTCGTATGTGCAGAAACAATAACAATTAAACTACCAACAGCAGGTGTTAAACCAGCAATCGATTTAGTGCCGCTGGTTGTATTAAATACAGACCCTAAAAGAGTTATGCTGGGCGAAGCCAAGTTTTACGCACTTAAAGCCGTATACGTCAACGATGAGCAGCTCACCGTATCGCCAGCAGCCACCGTTAAACCGCCCGTCATGTTAATGTCCGAACCAGAGGCGGCTACGGCGCACTGGATAACAACCGTACCGGTAGAGGTTTGAATCGTAGCATAAGATATCTGAGTAGCATTACCCGCTGCGTTCGTGTCCGACGTAATTCCGTTAGCCGTTGCCGTTCCACTTGACGGTGAGCCAAAAGCGGTAGTACTAAAGGTCAGTGTGGCAACAGCAGTTCCGGGGACTGCAATAGTGCTTGGCGAAATGCGAAACACCAGATTACCTGAAGTGCTAATTAAATCAATTACGGCTTGGGTTGCTGCGTTTTTTGCTGGAGTGCTATGAGTAACAGACATTATTGCAAACCCTCTTGATTAATTACAGATTGCGCGTATTCTTTAGCACGATCATTAGTTTCATGCGCGTTGCGTTGAATAGCGCCATCCGAGTAAGTACGGGTAGTTACAACACCGTCAACATCAATAGATATTGTTTTTACTTGCACTTCAGGCAGCGCTTCAACAAACGGTACTTCAGTTTTTGTCTGCGGTTGAATCAATTCTTCGGACATTTTGTAGCTCCTTTAACTTTTCTTCGTCTAAAAAACCAATCAGCTTAAACTCTTCAACTTTGCCGGTTTCTTTGCGAGTAACTTGAATGGTCATGGTTAGTTCGCCAATGGTGCCCTTAAGATCGTTCATGCCAAAAACCGCAGTTTGTAGAGTGTGCGTAGGTATATCTCAACGATGTTGTCAATGAGCTGTTGCAGTGAGCTGTCAGACTTATCCACAATATCATACCGAGTCGCTTCAATTTCTTTCAGTTGATCTTCCAGAAACTCGATGATGTTAGCCGTTTTCTTGGCCGACATAAGCGAGATCGGGCCGATCAATCCATGCCGCCCTTGGTAAGCTTCCGTGAAATCATCTGCCGCGCCCACAATACGATCGTAAAAGATGTTCAAAGCTACATGCTTGGAGTAGCTGCGGGTATTGAGGTGAACGCTGTGCGCTACATCCCGAGCCAAAAACAGCATCCCTACAAAATCGGCGCACTTCATTGCGGAACTCCCATCGGTGGCATTTGAGGCGGCATACCTTGTGGCGGCATCATCTGTTCCATACCCTCTTGCGGCATCTCGGGCATACCCGGCATGTCTTGGTCACGTCCTGGCATCTCGCTCACCAGATCGCCCGAGGTAATCATGCCGTGGACGGTGCCCATCACAATATCCTGAATCTGCTCGGGCGACATGCCGGCCTGCACCGCGCTGATACGCTTGGTTTCGGCGTCGTATGCCTTGACTTGGCTGTCAAACTGTTTGACCTGCATCTCTTGGGCTTCGATGGATTTGCTGACATTCTGCAACATGCTGTGCATTTGTTCCATCTCCTGCGCCATCGCTTGCATCTGCTGGTTGGCCGCTTGCAATGCCGGATCGTCCTCGTCAGACAACAGTTTGGGGTCAATCGTCTTGGCAAAGCGTTTTGCCATCTCTTGCGCGCCCGGCCAATCCATGTGCTTGATGAACAGGTCGCCGGCCACCGCCCACAATTGCGGGTTGCCTTGCAGCAGTTGGCTCATGGCGTCCAACGCCTCTTGGCGTTTGGTCATGTAGCTCGGGCCGGTCGTTACCGCCACGTCGTAGGTGCCAACGCTCGGGTTGTAAATTTTCTTGATGACGATACCGCGCTCGTCTTGAATTTTCTTAACCGGCATCGGCTGCGTCGGGTCGATCATGGCTTGATCGGTTTCGCCGTCTACACCGATGATGCGGGCGATGCGCTGCGTGTCGTAAAGTTTTGGAATCAGATCGACCAGTTGCCGCGTCGAGTGACGAATGGCGCGCGCCAGGTTATCCACATAGTGGTAAGTGCCGGTGTCGGCCTGCTTCTCCCGCGCCAAGATAGCGCGCCCTGATCGTTCGTTGCTGGTCGCACCGAGGCTAGAGTCATACTGGCCTGTCGAGCTTTTAATGTCGTCAGACGCCCCCGCTTTGGCTTGCAGAAGGCCACTAGAGGCCATCGGCGGCTGTGCCCTAGCTGGCAGCGGCAACACGCCGCCTTGCCCGTCGGTCACGTCTGGATTGACTTCCAGATACGGCCAGTTGTTGATATTGGCCGTTTTCCACTGCTGCTCGTAGCCTTCAAATTGACCGCCGTAGCCAATAAACGGCGCTTTCGGGGCCAAAGCCAGCATTTCAGCCTCTTGGCTGACCCAATAGTTATACATGCGCTGCGCGTCTTTGGCGTTCCGCACCAATCCGCTGACATACATGCGGCCATCAATCTCAAATTCGTTGCCAACCACACGTACAACCGGTATCCATTTACCGGGCCAATCGCGCTTGTCTAACACCTCAAAACCGTTGGTTTTGCACCATTTGACGGTTTTAGCGTCTACTTCACGAGTTTTTATCGGCTTCAAACCCATCATTTCGGCCTGTTTGGCCTCGGGTGAGCCGGCCATTGCCGCGATATTGCCGTGATACTGGTTCAACGTCTTTTTTTCGTGCTGAATGTAGAAATACTCAGCAATCCGCACGGTATCTTGATTGATCCATGCGTTTAGCGCGCCGTCGCCCACGCCGTATTGCAGACTGGAGAGCGTTGCCGCGTCGGGGAACTGCCGTTCGTAGTCCTCTTTGGTGATTTCTTGGCAAATAAAACACCATTCGGCATCCGAACCGCACGGGTCTTGAATCGTCGGATCCATATAGACGCTAAAGCTGTCGCGGATACGCCCAATTCTGAGGTCTTGATCGAAGCTATTTTCGTTGCAGTATTCGGTCAGGATGCGGAAGTAACCCTCGCCAAACGTCACCTGGTTGTCGCACGCGGTGTCGTAGGCCACGTCAGCGTCCGAGATATACTCGATGTGCCGCACGATGCCGTTGAACACCTCGGCCACTTCAATGTCGGCCTTGTCGTCAGCCGGTATGACCTTGCCACTGGGTCGGTTCTGCCGCTGGTCGTTGGTCACTTGCAGCACATGCTGCGGCAGCTTATTAATGGTCAGGCAAGGTCTGGCGTTGATCGTCTGGCCTTGCACCGAACCGCGTGTTGCCAGCACGTCAGCGGGCCACTGCCATTGATTGTCGGGGCTTGCAGCACGAAAGCGCAGGTCGTCCAACTCATCTTCACGGGAATCCGAATACGCAGCAATCGCCATCGTCAGGCGCGTACGCATCGTTGCCAGCATGTCGCCGTTGTCGCGGTCGGGCTTGGTGCCGCCCGACGCTACTGCGCCCGCTTCGTTAATCCCCGTGTCTTGATAGGCCACTACTTGCCTTTCTTTTTGCCCGCAGCTTCGCGTTTGACCGAATAGGCGATGGCAACCGCCTGTTTCACGGGCTTACCGGCCTTTACTTCCGCCTTAATGTTCTGACGGAAAGCAACTTTGCTTGGTGATTTGACGAGCGGCATATTAGCTTGCCGTGGTCACAGCAACCCAAGTGGTCGAACCGTCCGAGTTGACATACAACCGGGTGCTGCTGCTCGAACCGTCCGAGCGCAGGTAGAGCGAACCCTTGGCCGCAGCAATCGTCGGTGCGCCGGAACCCAAAAACACGCCAAAGCTGGCGGTTGCGGTTGCCAACAGCGCGGCGGAGCCGCCCGCAGTGATTGCGGTGCCGCTAATCGCCGTGACGGTGCCGGTGCCGGAAACGGTCGTGCCGGTAACCGCGCCCGTTGACGTTACGGACGTAAACGAACCCGCCGCTTTGGTGGTGCCGCCAATGACGGTGTTGTCGATTGTACCGCCGTTGATGACTTGATCGGTGTATGCAATACCGATTGAATTTTGATTTGGCATTTTAAGAACCCATCCATGAGTTGACTACGTTCGGAGACTGCGAAGAAACGCGTCGCACAGGCTCGCGGTATTCGCGGTGTGCAACGGGAAAAGCGAAGGTGACAGCCAGCGCGTCGGCAGCGTCCGGTGAGGCCAATCCACGACTACGCATTTCTTTTTTCCCCTCAAGGAAAATGGTGCCGCTGCTGTTAGGCTTCTTCATGGGGCCAACCAAATCGGCTTTTAGCTGACGGTCGCTTGGAATGGATGCTGTTTTCAGCCATTCCTTCATGGTGCCCCACATTTCAGCCCGCTTGTTGCCCCACATAATGGAGTTCTTGGCCTTCCAGCCAAAGTTTACCCCGCGTACCTTATAACGCTGCTCTGTCAGCCTGTCAAGTATGCCGTAACCCAGGCCACCTTCGTCAATGATCGACAGCGTGGGCTTGAATTCCTCGATGGCGTCGATTACCCGCCCGACGATGGTCATGGTGTCCTCGCCCGAGTAGCGTTTGATCGCCACAATGTCGCGCCCTTGGCGCACCACCAGCACGGTTGAGTCAGCGCCGCCTCTGGCGGGGTCAATTCCTAACACTATAGGCGCCGTGGTGTCCTTCCAGCGGTCGCGGTGCATGGCATCCTCGACCAGCATGGGCTTAATGAACTGATCCTCGCCCGCGTCGGGGAATTCCCCATACACCTCGACCTTGGCCTGCGGTGAATCCTCGCCGTATTCCGCAATAATCTGCTCGTAGACCTGCTTGTCGGTGTCCTCCACCGTGCGCGCGTCGACACTGCGGGTGTTCCAAAACGCCCGTTTGG